AAATTGAAAGAATACTTTTGATTCACTTGTTGTTGGTGTCATGTCATGAAATGAATTTTGTTCTTCTTTGTTATTCTTTATTACATGTAGTTCAAGGCTATGGTCTAGGGGTAGATCAAGGCTATGGTCTAGGGGTAGATCAAGGCTATGATCCACCGTACCTTTTGAAGGTAGATCAAGGCTATGGTCTAGGGATGGTTCAAGGCTTTGTTCTACTTCTGGACGGTTCAAGGTGTACTTCTTGACTTGGTAGTATTCAGAAGAAGCCAACCAACCAAGGCCTTCAAAGTGTTTCAAAGCACGTTTGACACTGCCAAGACTTACCCCGGCGGCCGTTGCCAGTTTGCTTTGTGAACCTGTGAACGTTCTATTCTTTCCACCGTGGGAAAGTAGAGCTGTATAAACAAGTATTTGTGAACGTGAAAGTTGAACCAACCGGCCTTGGTCAACATGAAAGAGAGATCCATAGTACATTTCTTCACCTGTTGTTGTATGTTGTATTACATTTATAGTATACTACATTTAACAAAGGAGATCACAAAATGATTCTGTATTTCGTAGACGTTGAAACAACTGGCCTTTCACCACAACAACACACGATCTTGGAGTTTTGCGCAATTAAGCACGTGAACCGGGTTGAAACTGAAAGACTATACATGAAGATCCATCCAACTCAAGACGATCTTTTTCGTGCCAATGGTTACGCGTTGAAGGTTAACGGATACGATCCAGAAGGCTGGAAAGATGCACTTGAACCAAAAGAAGCCGCGTTGAAGATCGCCAAGTTTCTCTATGGTACAAGTGAAACGGCCTTGGTTGCACACAACGTATCTTTTGACATGAGAATGATCCGGGCTTTCTTGAAGCGTTGGAATACTGATCAGAATCTCCCATATCGAACCATTGACACCGTTTCTTTAGCCTTTGCACACTTGAAGCCATTAGGGTTGAACAGTATGAAATTGGACAACATACGGCTGTTTCTTGGCTGGTCTTTGGATGATGCACACACGGCCACAAAAGACGTTGAAGACTGTGTGAAACTCTTTGATCTCCTAGTTCCAAAGCATAGTGAAAACCAAACTGTTATAGTGAATCAAATTACTGTAAACAATACAAGAACCAAGGGGATCTGAAATGTTTGGAAGGAAGTTTGTGAAAGATATAGATCAAGCGATTGATTCAACAAGCTGGTTGACAATACCTGTAAATGTTGAATTGTATTTGGTGTCAGTTAATTTGGTTGCGTTGAAAATGTCTAACGTTCACAGTTCAGCAACCAAAACCAAAGTTTTCTTTTCACGGGATCTTGAAGGTGACGATCAATTGATCACCTCAACAGAATCCAATATCATTGTTGGAAAGACCACGGCCACAACAAAATGTTCTGTATATAGACTTGATGCGATCATGCCAGCAAACGACAACTTGACGTTTTATCTTCATATTCAACTGAACAACAACACGGCAACTCTTGATCAAGTGTTTGTTTCATATGGAGTTTGATCATGGCCTTTGTTGATCCTTTTAATACTCAAGGCGGTACAACCAAAACAACCGGTGGAAAAATGCAACAAGAAGACATTTCAAGTCAATGTGATGGTTCAAAACAATCGTTCACAGTTCAAGAACCATTTGATTCTGATTCACTCCGGGTATATTGGAACGGTGTAAGACAACAGATCGGAGAAACGATCACAGTTACTTCTTTGGATACGTTCACAACTACTTTTACACCCGGTTCTGATCACTATCTCTTTATAGACTACTCCAAAGCATAAAAAAGAAGCCGTCAAGTTGGAGAAACAAGACGGCTTCAAGGGTGGGATTGTTGAGGGTTAAGTATTAACCAAGATAATCAACAAGAACTGTATCACCTGTGTCTGGAGCTGTTCCAAAAGTGATTGAAGAAACAGCGCCGTTTGATTGAACACTGTATTGATCAGCGCCGCTTGGTGAAGAAGCCTTTTCCATTCTTAAACCATTTCGGAAAACATGGACAGAATCAAAACCGGCCGCCGCGTTTGCAAGATCAAAAGATGCTGTGGAGTTATCCCCGGTGAACTTTTCTTGACGTGAAGAAAAAGCAAGTTTTCCAAGTTGAATTGTACCGTCTGCAATTTTTACATTGGTAACAACAGAAGATCCAAGTTTATCAGCATTGTCGATCGCTCCGTTTGCGATCTTCGTTGCGGTGACTGCACTTGAAGAGATCTTGTCTTCCACAATTGCATTTGAAGCAACTTTGGCCGCCGTTACAGCATTTGAAGCAAGTTGTGAAGCACCGATTCCAGAAGCCTTCACGATTACTTGACCGCTTCCATTGATCTCAATCGTTGAATCATCAACCTTTACTTCAAGATCGTTATCTGTACTATCCAAGGCCAAACCACTGTTTGGACGGACAACGTCAGCGTTCAAATGTATGGCTTGAACAGCTCCGTTGGCGATCTTCGTTGACGTTACCGCACTTGAAGAAATCTTGTCTGTGACAATTGCATTTGAAGCAATCTTGACGGCTGAAACTGCATTTGAAGCAAGTTGTGAAGCACCGATTCCAGAAGCCTTCACGATTACTTGACCGCTTCCATTGATCTCAACGGTTGCATCATCAACTTGAACTTCAAGATCGTTGTCTGTGCTATCCAAGGCCAAACCACTGTTTGGACGGACAACGTTACTGTTCAAGTGTTCACGTTGAACGGCTGAATCTGCGATCTTGCTTTGATCAATACAATCAGCCGCCAATTTTACACCAACAACGATCCCATCTGAAATCTTTGAACTGGTTGAAACTGCACCGTCTGAAAGTTTGGCCGCCGTTACAGCATTTGAAGCAAGCTGTGAAGAGCCAACCGCCGCCGTTCCGATCTTGGCTTGAGTTACCGATGCTGATCCAAGTTGAGTTGTACCAACTCCACCACTAGCGATCTTTAATCCAGAAGAGTCAAGACCAAGTGTTGAACCGTCGATCTTGGCTTTCAATGCACCGCTTGAAAACTCCAAACCGGGATCTGTTGCAAGGTCAACGGATAGGGTATTTCCTGCTTTAGATAATCCATCTCCGGCCGTTACCGATCCAGTTCCTGAGAATTGAGCAAAAACAATGTCATCAGTTCCAATTGCTGTGATGTTGTCAGAAGACAAAACAAAACCAGCATCACTATTGCTTGAACCTTCAAGGACAAAGATCGCGGCGCTTTGGAGTTTGGCCGGGGTGTTGGCATCGTCTGAACGTGTAAGAACAAAAGGGTTTCCACCGTCACCAACTGTTGTAACAACATAGATCCCGTTTTCGGCTTCTGTTCCACTTGATTGAGATTTGACAAGAACCCGGTTGTTTGCAATCAATGAAACACCGTCAATAGTGATCGCGCCGTTTGCGTTTGCTGTGAGTGTTGCACCAACACCACTTGATCCGTTGTTGTACGTTGCGGCCAAGTCTGCTGTTGTTGCTACCCGTGCGGCGTCTTTCCAATGAAGACCAGAAACCAAAGAATCAACATAAGTTTTTGTAGTTGCGTGATTGTCAGAAGTCGGAGCTGCCACCGATACCGATCCACCGGTGAAGTCAAACGTTCCAGTTTGATCAAGTTTCGCCGCCGTGACTGCATCATTGGCCAAAAGTGAAGTGATAATGTTGGACGATTTGATTTGTTCGCTTGTAATTTGAATTGCCATTTTGTAATTCTCCAATATGGGTTTTGTGTTCAAAGATACAATACACCAAAATCAATCTTGTGTCATCCATGTAATACTGGAAAAATGGAAAGAATAAAGGGATCGATCTTTATTCCTTTATGATATACTCTTTACAAGTCAATCAATCTTGTTTGGCTGTATTCAAAAAACCAAGGTGTAACCATGAAATACAAAAATCATTTGATTCAACGGCAAAATCTGAAAGGCCGTCTTCCATTCTATACAGTTCAAGGTGATCTGTTGTGTCAATCATTCACTTCAAAAGAAATGGCCAAACTAAATGTTGACATGAGAATAAATCACGTTGTTAAGTGTCTTGATTCCATCAAATACGGCGCTAAACAGATCCGTTTCTATCAACATGAAGAAAAGAATGGTTTGATCCATCGTTGCCGGGCTTCTGGTCGCTTCCACTTTGGCCACGTGAAAGCCGCCGGTTTTGCCAAGTACCTTGGAACGTTGACTTTTGAAGAAGCCTTGGTTGAAATGAATACGTACGCGGCCGGGGTGTAACATGGAAAACAATAGCAAGTTGAAGGTTCAATGGTTACAACTGATCCGCCGGGCTATCAAAGAAGAAGGCCGTGTTCAATCCAAAGTCATGTTTCAACAGATCCTTCAAGTGATGCCAAAAGAGTTGAAGAAGGATTTGGTTGAAGCATACTTTGAACGGTTTGGAGTGTTGCCACCTTCTGAACAGTAAACAAACACCACCAACAAAAAAGAAACCCTTGGAGTGCTGGCCGGCTTCCAAGGGTTTCAAGGTGTAAAATGTACACCAACAACCTAACAACATTTCAAACAAAGGCCAGTAATTACTTTTATCCAACTCTCATGAAACGCGCTTTGATTTCATCAACAACTTTGGATATATGTTCAAGTTTTTGTTCAAGAAGGGTCATCCTTTTGTCAAGATCTCCGATCTCTTTCACAACGTCTTCTCTCATTTTGTCTTCACGGGATTGAAGATCAATGATCACTTTGTCATATCGATCCCGTAATTCTCTTTCTTTCACGTCTGCTTTGGCTTCACGATCATCAGCTCTCTTTTGTTGATCTCTGTTTTGATACCAAAGGAAAGCCGCAAAAGCAACATTTGCCCCGCCGTTCATCAGTATTTGGATCAGTTCTTGCTCTGGCATCATTTCAAAACTCTCCTTGATCGCCTTTGATCAATGTATATGTGAAGGTGTCAACTCCAATTGTTTGAATCTGTTTCTTGCATAGGTGGATCAACATATCAAAATCACTGAACTTTTGGATGACTGTACACCCGGCGCTGTATCGTTCAACTTTGTCAACGATCCTTGTTTGACTTGCCCGGTGTATATTTATCCCAAAGTATCCAACGTGCTGTTTCCCATCACGATCAAGAATCTGGTCTTTGTTGGCATCTCTCCAAACCTTGACTTTTCCACCCCTTTGACAAAGGGCCAAGTATTTACCAGCATGAAGATCAAGTTTGTAACAACCGCGAGCTTGTTGTGGATCAACCATGATCGCCGTACCATCAACCCTTGTTGACTTTTGCAACCAGTACAAACCCGGATCAGTTGTACAAGTAAAAATGAAATGTTGCCAAAGGTTCTTTTCATCCTTACAAACAACATGAAAGAGATCGTCAAACTGGTTGGCTTTGGCTTCTGGATTCCGTACACCGATCAAGTTGAGATCAAAAGCACCGTCAAAGGTTACAAAACCAAGCGCTTCAACACGATCAAGGATTTCTGGCCGTTCTTCTGTTTCATGATAGATCATGTTATCGATCTCCTGTTATTGATCCAACTGTGATTGTACTTGAATTGGAAGAAAAATCAAATGAAGAAGCCAAAACCATAACGCGTTGGTTTTGATATGATCCATTCAAACCCTGTATTCTGTCAGAAGAGATTTCCAAAATGTCACCGGCTACAAACTGACTTGTGATCAACTTGCAACGCAAAACAACACGTTCAAAAGTCCAGTGATCCCAATTGGCCATTCTGTTCAAGTCACCAAGGGCCAAGTCACCTTCATTTGTGTCTGGACTGTACAACGCGATCGCCGTTCTTTTGACTTGTCTTGAAGCCGGAAAAGATGCCAAACGGCCACTTGTTACACCAACACTATTTCTTTCAAGACTGTTCAAGGGTACGGTTGAAGAGTATTCCAACGTACTGATCGGATATATTTGTTGTTGAACTGGATCAAACAGATCGTGACTTACAACTTGAAATATATCTTGATCACCAAGTTGACCAGCAACAAACCCGGCTTTGTTTGGATCTTGGCATCCTCTCCAAGATAATTGGCCTTGTCTCCAAACCATCCACTGACCAACATTTGAAGCGGTATTCAATATATCCCGGATACCGTTTGAAAGGGGTTCATCCAGTACAAAACGCCACTTGTAATTGGTAGTCGTTGACCCGGTTATATATGTTTCTTGAAGGTTTGCGTCTAGTTGATCCCAAAGTCCAACACCAAACACACCACCGATCGACCATTCAACCGGCAACGTATCAAGGCTTCCATTGTTTCCAGTTCCTGTTGATTCGATGATCTTTCCAAGTATTCTAGCCGGGTGATCGTCAACTTGAGCACAAAGAACAATGTATGATCCTTGACCGTTATGAAGTTGGGCGGCGCTTGTTGTACTTGGGAACGATTCTTGACCACTGTTTGGTGAAGTGTCAACCGTTGAAGACGTTGAAGCGCTGAACTCCAAGAAGAACGGAGTTGAAGAAGAAGTTGGAAAACATTTCACCAAACCATTTTCACCGGTTTCTTTTCTGATCCCTGTTGTGTTTGTCAAGGTCAATGTTGTGTCACCGGGTGACCAGTTGCCAATTACACTTCTGAACGTTCCAAGTTCATAAAATAGATCTTGTCTTGGTGGGTTTGCTGTTGAAGGAGTTGGTACAGCTCCAACAACGCTTGAAGTTCTGTTTTGAAAGGCCGTCAAAAGATCGACAAACTGCAAAGTCAAACGGGGTTCTGTTCCGTTTCTTCTGATTCCGTACAACTGGCCGGCGGCTATTCGTTCAAAGCCACTTGAACCAAGTGAACAATATAGGTTGGCATAACTGCCACGGGCTACGGCTTGAAGAAGTTGTGTTGAATCTCCAACAAGTGAAACCGTGAAACCTCCAAAACTGACTGACCATCTTGAAGGGACTACACCAACACCATTGACTGAAACACCACCCGCGCCGATCTTCAAGTTGTTCTGGCCATGACTGAATACAACAAAATCACGACCAACACCATTGGCAAGATCTACAAACTCCAACTTGAAGACCGGGGTGATCGATGGTTTATATAATTCAGATATGAATGTTGTTGACCAAGTCATTCTTTTAACTCCACCAAGGTTTGGTGATCTGTTGGTGTGGGTTGTATATTCCAGTTGGTCTTGGAGTTGAAGACGGCCGATCCAAAGTCAAACGACCGGCGGCCACTCCACCTTGAACTGGATCACCGATCCAACTGTTTGCTTGGCCAGCTTGTTGATCCACATTTGGGTGAAAGGAGAAAAGAGCGGCGGTATCAACCACCAAACGGATCGACAAACTGAACAACCGTCCACCTTCATTTGTGATCAAGTTTGAACCAACGTCACCCTGAACCCTCTTCAACAAAGGAAAGAATCTATATTGATGTATGAAAGCCGGTCTTGAATACGAAAAGGCGATCTTGTTTTCCAAAGGCAACGTTCCACCGTTAGCTGGTGACCATCCAACACTTGAAAATGAACTTGAAACTTTGTTTTGTTCAAATAAAAGTTCTGGATTCTGTGAAACTATTGAACAATAGTCATTGGCCAAAGGCGCTTGAAGTCCACTGAAACCACGAAAAGGATCACCACCAAGAAGAACTGATTGATCACCGCCGGCTGGTTCAGTCAGTATTGGATGACACCAAGCGCGATCAGAATCCACGGCAAAAGCACAACTGAAACCCCGATCAAGATGGTTTTGAAGCGCCGCAAACTTGATCGCCAAGTCTTCACCGGCTGTAAACCGATCGCGTTGAATGTTCAAAACCTGTCTGTGTGTTGTCGTTGATCTGTACATCGCACCATCAAAGGCTACGGCGCTTGACGATTGAACTTCAAAATCAAAAAAGAACTCTGCCAAACCTTCACCAAGATCGATTTCAACCAACTGTGATCCATCCGGTTCTGGAAAGAAGTAAAACTTTGGATTTCCCATGACTACACCCCACCAAACAACGTTGAACGACCACCGCCAAAGCCTTGAAAGCGTTGTTCTATTTTTCTTACAAGTTCATCAATTGCCGATTGTTCAACAATTTCAGCATTGACAACGATTTGAACACCGCCGCCGTTCATGCCTTGCATTGTACGATCAACGGCTTGGCTTCTTCTGTTACTCTCTGGAACTATATATTCACCCCGGTGAAGCATCGCCAAACCATCTTGGCCACCGGTGAAAGAGATTCCATTTTGTTGTGGAATGAATCGACCACCGGATTCAAAGCCAAGGATGCTTTTTCTGTTTTCTCTTCTTCCTTCACGGGTGAAGATATTGGAAAAGTATTCACCAAAATTATCAAAGAACTCTTTGATCCGATCCAACCATCCAAACAAAGCCTTCTTCAACTCTTCAGCAAAAACAATACCACCTTCAACTACTCCATCAGCGATCGCCCTTGGTAGTTGAAAGATCAGATTCAAGAAGGCTTCACCAACTGCAACTGTCAAACGTCCAATGAACGTTGGCAAGATTTCAGCGATCAATGTTGGAAGTATTCGCGCCCCTTTTTCAAAGTTTGTAATGAATGAATCAAACTTATCTTCAAGTTCTTTTGGTGTACTTTGTCCAAGTTTCTCCAAGGCAACAACAACCGCACCAACACCACCGGCGATCGCTCCTGTTGTACCCAAAGCCGCCCCGGCTTTACTCAAAGAAGCACCTTTTGAACCTCCGATCTCTTCCCCGGCTTTACTTGCCAACGCTCCAAGTTTCTTGAATCCATCGCCAAAGTTTCCAACAAGTGAATCTGGTGAAGAGATACGATCGATCGCCTTTGCTATTCCTTCCAATACAGAAGCGATTGTTTCACCGATCTTTTCAAATCCAAAAGTGGCGTCTTCTGTTACTCCAACAAGGTTGTTCAAAGCGTCGGTTTCATTTTGCCGGGCTACGTTCAACAGCTCTTCAACGTTTGTTGTATCCAAACCAACTTGTTGAAATGTTGCCAACGCGCTTTCAAGATCAAGAACTTGATTCCTTGCCTTCTTTGCGGCGGCTTCCAAGGGTTTGAAAGAATCGCTGGCCTTGTTGATTGTTTCAATTGCCTTTTGTAATTCATCCGCTTCAAACTCATTTTCACCACCAAAAGAGATCTGTGCCTCTTTGGCCGCTTTTCCGGTGTTCTTCATTGCATCTTCAAGGCCTTTCAAGTCATCTTCAAGACCTTTACCTTCACCACTGATCCCGGCCAAGATGCCTTCAACCAACTCTTCAACACGTTGACCGGCGGATATACTGTTTTCAGTTGTAGTATTGACACCAACAACAACTTCTTCAAGTGCACGGGCCGCGTTTCCAGTTTCCAAACCAAGTTGATCAATCTTTTCAAAGGTTTCATCACTGATCAAACCGATCTGATTCAAAATAAACAATGGAACGGTCAACTTCATGACCATGAAAGCCACGCTTTCAGCGATCAAGCCTTGAACACTCAAGATCATGGTTTGGAATAGATCAACGATACCCGATCCAATACCACCAAGGGCCGTTGAAAACTCACCGATCGCCTTTTGATTGTCTTGAATTACAACTTGAACTGTTGCCACCAACTTCACCGTTCGAAGAAGAAGATCGTTGAAAAAAGAAATACCTCCGATCGCTTCAATGAAAGCCTGTTTTGTACCGGCGGCCACAACATTCAAAGCGGCCAAAAGTTCTTGAAATCTTGCCGCCGCGTTGGATGCTTCTGGCCCGGTCTTTACTCCAAACTCTTCTGACAATGCCAAGAAGTTTTCAAAATCGCTTGTTTTCCCAAAGGCTTGAAGCAACTGGCCGGCGCTTCTTCCAAACAACAAGAAGGCCGTTGTTGATCGTTCAGTATCGTTTTCAATCTGTTGAAGTGATTTGATAGTTTCTCTTAGAATCGTATCACTTGATTTCATTTCACCGGCTTGATCTCTGATCTTGATTCCAAGATCGGCGGCGGCTTGACTTGCACGGCTTGAACCAGCTTCAAGATCTGCCATCAACCTTGGAAACTTTGAAATGAACCCGGCGGCCTGTTCTGCACTTTGACCAGATCCTTCAAAGGCAACTTGAACCGCTTGGATGCTTTGAGCACTCAAAGCACTTTGAGCATTTAGATCGTTCAAGTCGTTTATGGAATCAACAACCGACTTATTGAAATCATATACACCAACGGCTGCATCTTGTAAAGCACCAACAACCGTTGACAAAGCCCCGGTCACCAAACCGATACCAGAAGCCAAACCGGTAACAGCTCCACCCAGTTGTGAAGCAAAAGCCAAACCAGATTTCTTGGCTTTGTCCAAGTCTTTACCAGTTTTTTTGGCTTCGTCGCCTACATCGTCCAAACCTTTGACGGCTTTTCTTGTGTTTACGTCAAGTATGTATTTTACAATATTGGCCATGTTTTCACCTTATCACAATATATCGATCATGTCAGTCAGTGAAAGGTTTGGAAACACCATAGACTTCTTTGATTTTTGTTTCTTCAACGTGTTCTGGATTCTGTATTTTCTTGTCTGTATACAATAGTAATTGAAAAGAAGATCGTTCCAGTCCATCTTTCTCAGTTCACTGGGTGGAATACCATAGGATCTTCCAACCGCGTCTAAAAGGTGTAACCATCCTTCATCCTTGAAAGGTTTGGAGATGATCAACCACCTCCTTGTGATGGTTCATCACAACGGCCATGATCTTGTTTCTGTCGTCTTTTGGTATAGCACCGATCCAAAGTCGGTTGTTTTCAGCGTCTTGATCTTCAACAGAATCAACAAGAACCAAGTCTTCAAAGGTTTCACCGCCGTCTTCACTTGCACGGATCACCACCTGTTTCAAGATCTTGTTTTGGTGCTCTTCGATCTTCATCAACTTATTTGGATCAAAGCCTTGCATCATGTTTAGGAGTTGTTCAAGATCCTCTTCACCGGCTTCTTCTGATTCAGCACGTTCCAAGATTTGTTTTCTTCTTGCTATCTTCTTCAACTGGTTTGGATCAAGAACACTTGAAGCAACAAGTGAAGAAGCAAGCCCGGCGGCTTCTGCTTCCAAAGGTGAAAGGATCTTGCACTCCAAAACAACCAAACCACCAAAGACTTCAATCTTGGCGGTGGTTGCTTCTTGTATCTTCTGAATAAACTTCATTAGTTGGCTATCCCTGTTGAATCATCGTTGATCAAAGTGATCTTTCCACCAACATTTGTAGCATTTGCCAAACCGGTAAAAGTTACAGTTTGTTCAACACGTCCAAAGGCGGTNACNGGATCNGAATGTTCAGTGATCAAAGCGTTGGTCAAGTCAAATTGGATCTGTGAATCTCCACTTGTGAAGTTCAAAGTCACGTTTGATTGTGTCCCGGCTATGAAGGCCGNTTGGAGTGTATCGTTTTCAATGTCAAGTGTTGCTTCCAAAGTGATCGTTCTTACATCTCCAACGGCCGGTTCTGCTGTTTCCTTTGAACCAAGAAGATCACGGCGTTCAAGATTGTTTGTCACGTTGAAAGTAAAAGATCGAACATCATAGTTGACTGAATTGAAATTGAGTTGACCCGCATGAAAATGTAAAACACTTGTACCCGTTCCAAAACTTGAAGTAATGTTTGCACCTCTGGCCAAGCTGGTCTTTCCAATGAACTCCAAAGTTGCGACCATTTCACCACCGGCTTCACAACTGATTGACAAAGAAGAAACTTTGACCCCGGTGAAACGTTCCATTTGGTTGTTGATACCTGTACCCCGTTGAACTTCCAACGTTGCTGATCCAAGTGTGAGATCTGGATCAAATACATGTGTATAAGGATCAGATCCTGTTGTGCCAATGTTACCAAGTGCCATTTCAAGCAACAAACCAAGGCCTCTATACATTACAGGCATTTCAACAGATCCTTCAACCGTTAAAAATCCATCATAAAGACCACCAAGGACACCACTTGATGGAACGGAAAGGTTCGCTTTTGGGTTTCTTTCTTGTGTCTTCTGGATTGAAACGCTATTGATTCGATTTGAAATCGTTGTGGATATGGCCGCTCCCCATGTGGTTTCTTTTCCAAGTTTGATGAAAGCGCCGTGACCGGTTAAAACTGCTGACATTGTATTTTCTCCCTATGAAGGTAAAAGATCTTTAACTTTGATTAAACATCTTATATCATATATTTGTGATTGTGTTGTATTGACGATCAACGCCAAAGAATAATTTGTATTGTTTGATCCGGCTTTNGTTCTTACCTTCACATATCCTTGAAGAAATCTTGTTTCTGTCAAAGNGTATCTTTCAACGTTGTCTGATCCGGAGCTGTCTAAACTTTTTACTTTCACAAAAGAGATCTCTTCGAATAAAAGTCTTCCATTGGCTTCTGTTGTCCTGGATGCCAACAAACCTTGTATTGAAAAGAATATATCTATTGATTCAGTCGTTTGTTTGACAAAGGTTTGAAGCGGTTGGTTTGAAGTTGGTACTAGACCATAACCTTCAACGATCTTCAACAACGGAGCGCCTAAATAAATATATCCAGATTGTGGAGTTGTTGCGGTGAAAGTACCCGATCGATCAACTGATTCATTGGCATAACCATAAAACAAGAAGAGCTGTTGAACAATGTTATCATCAGCGACGGCCAAATTATCCACTTCAAGTTTCAGTTCACGGTTTGAATAGTTCGCGCCTGTTCTTTGGAAGGTTACCACAACACCTTCTTCATTTGTTACAACAACATCTTTGAAATCGGATCTGACTGTATCCCAAAAGAGATCCCAATCAGAAGGGATTTCAATACGTACATCTTTGGTAGTTGGTGATCCAGTTACCGCGGAAAAGTCAACTGTGATCGGTTGTCTATATATGTAATTGTCATCAAACCAAACTGACATGATCAAACCCCTCTATCAGATACAAAAGAAATCGTTGCTTGGAGTATACAAACACCAAGTTGATTGAAACCATAACGATCACCATCAACGGCTGTTGATTGAATTACAATATTGTCTATACGACCGGCCGTCAATCCCAAAGTTCGATCTTCAAGTATTCGGTTGTGTATATCTGCACCAAGTTGAACGGCCTTCTTTGTTCTGTCATAGTTGTTTGAACCACTTGTAAAACAATACAGTTGGAAAACCAGATCGCCTTGGTATCTGGTCAAGGTCGTTCCATTCTGTTGTGTACTGGATATGAATCCAATATAAACCGATGGGATCGCCGGGGCTTCAACAAACCGGCCTTTGTATATGGCCAAAGTCATATTCAGACCACTATACCCGTTTGTGAAGTCATGAGCGCTTTTAGTTTCTAGGGCTTCCCAAACTTCTTGAATAATTGGAGTAGGCATTTCAAGATCCTTTTGGTGATAATGTCAATTCCAACATATCACCAAGAACTTCTGGAAGGTCGTCTTTGGTTTGTTGAATGGTACGACCAAGAAAAAAGAACGGTTTGATTGTATCCGTTCCAAACTCCAGATCATCAGCATAATCAACAACAGCACCACGAGATAAACCCCCGGCTTGAAGAACAATGTTGAAACCATCTTGTGTTGTATCAAACCCGGCAACGATTGAAGATCGAAGTCGACCCGTCAAAGGATAGTCACGGGTAGATCCAGATCTTGTTGTTGGTTGATAAAAATCTTCAGTTGCGTTTTGTTTGGCCTTGGCTTCCAACTTGAACCGAAAACGTGTCAACTCTTTGATCACATCTTTCTTGAACGTATTGGCCCGGCCTTCAAATAATTTTTCAAACTCTTCTAAAAGCATACAACACCACCTTCAAAGAATCGAACGTGGATTTCTAAATTGCCAAAGTACCTGTTTGGCTTCTTCTGGGATCACCCTTGAAGACAAGTTGACAGAAATACCGGCCAAGGCCATTGTTTCTTTTCCTTGACTTTGCTTTGCTCTTTGCAAGTGTGAACACAAAACACAAACAGCATGTTCAAGGGCCGGTGGAGCTGTTTGATACCCAGCGTTCAAAACAACTTTGTTGGCTCTTAAACCTTTATAGAAAAAATCAGATTTACCGGGTCGAATAATCAAACGGCCATTCACGCTGTCAACGTCAATGTTGCTTGTTTCAAGTTTTGTATCTGATCCATAAACTCTCATCAGATCAGAATGAACACTTGTCAAACTGTTTATTGGTTTCACGTTCAGTTGAAGAACCGTTTGATCACTGCTATTTGGGCCGTCAAAATACAAAGTATATGTTGTATCTTCAAGTTGTGCTGTTGAAGTTGAAGACGATGGTTTTGGAAAACCAAGGTATTCAGCCACAACAGCTTCAACACGATCCAAAAGGTTTTGAAGTTCGGTATCAGATCCGGTATTTTGTCCGATCTCTGTCAAGTATTCTTTCAATGTTGCAACTGATACCAAACTCATAAAACTTAACCTCGTGCCAACTCAAACACCAACAAGACATCAAGATCAATAGCCAAACCGTTACCGGTTGCATCATAATTGATCGCCAACTCTGTTGTTGAATTAACATTTGAATCTTTCAAAGGTGACAACGCTTCATTTGTACCGGCGGCCAAACTATCAGTTTCAAAAGAGCGTTCAAATAAAACATCTGATCCGTTCTTGACTTGAAACTTTGAAAAGTTGACACCGGCGGCGGTAATTCCACCACGTGAAACAATGACAACCTCTGTCAATGTTGCATTTCGATCGCATGGAATGTATTTCAAAATTGCATCTGTATTCAATGAAGAAGACTTCAAAGCCGCGCAATGTATTCTAAATGTATTCATTTTTCATATCTCCTTTTAGTATCCAGCGTTGAAGCCAAAGACCACGTTTTTCTTGTCGGCTGTATCTGGTGTATCCATAACAGATCGAAGGGTTGCCACGATTTCAATAGCACCGGCGCGAATGTCTTTCTGTGTTTCCACCAAGATTCCACGTCTTAAGTATTGATAATAAGATTCACGGGCGAAGATCAACACACCACTCTTTGTTTTGGTGACGTTGTCAAACTTACCAGCGGCGTTCAAGTCCGATCCCATGAAACGGGACATGATCACGGGCATACCCATGACGGACGCGATCTGGCCTTTGAGAACTGCGGCGCTAGGGCCAAACACATCTAAAGTTTTTGTTTCTGTCATGTTCATGATACCGGAAACCATAACTTCTGGAGATACAACGATCACCTTGTCAGAAACTCCAAACTCTCCCATTTTGCCCAACATAGCGATCAGATCGGCATATTCCAAAGTAGAAGCACCGGCGGCGGCTATGTCATGAGTAGAAGAACGATCAAAAGCGATCTTTCTCATACCGTTGAACATTCTACGGTGATCGGATGCTGTACCAAGGCCATTATTTCCCCATCGGGATCTAACGTTCCAGTTTGCAAGATCGTCTTGTGCTCCGGTGGTGTCACCGTTGATCATGCAATCTTCAAACGCGTCTTCAATGTCTTGTGAAAGAACATTTTGAAGAAGTGAAGTCATAGCAAAAGCGGCGTCTTCTGAAGCGGCGTCGTCAACAATGATTCTTGAAGCCAAACCAGCAATTGAGATTTGCTTTTGACTGGTTGCAATGTCAGAAGCCCGGTAAAGTGCTGGATCGTTTGAAGTGATCTGACCTTTTATGTATGGCCGTGAACCTCTATCCATGCGGGGCAACAACAAAGTTTGACGTTCTACTTCTTGAGATTGAAGAAGACCACGAAGGCCGGCGCGTTGTTGGAAACTTTCAAACAAGTCTGTTGAAAACTGATCCGGGATGAACTCCGCACCTGTACCGGCTTGATCATTGAAAGCACGTTGGATCGATGGAAGAATTACTTTTGGTGCTTTCATCAAATGCTTGTAAAGTTTAGCGTCTGCGTTTGGAGTATACGGATCACGCATCACCAAACGGGCCAAAGTTCGCTTTTGTGTTTGCTTCAATAGTTCTTGATGCCAATCGTTGGCGGGGATCGTTGCATCCAACAAACCTTCTTGTTGTACTGGTACAGATCCACGGCCATCAATATGCTTCTTCACTGTTGTGTTTTTCAATACAACAGATCCGTTTTCATCACGGTAACGTGAAAGGATCGAATCATCGCCAACGGGTTGAGTTGGTTGGTTTTGAGTTTCAACCAAAGCCTTCTGGATCTTCTTTAGATCGTCAACTTTAGTTTCAAACTGGTTCATTTTTTCAGTTGCGTTTTGTTGTTGAACGATCAGTTTGTTCAACGCTTCACGCGCCTGTTTTGCGTTTGTATATTCCATAATTTGGATCTCCGTTTATGGGTTAAGATAGTAAGTATTTTATCAAGTGTTTCATTTCTTCAAGATCGTCTTCATCGTCTTTACGTTTTTCTTCTTCATCGTCTTTCATTCCTTCCATGACTTCTTCAAGGTCTTCTGAAACCTCTTCTTCTTCTTC